GCATTTCGTGATACTTGCGGGGTAACTGAATAACGTTAGAACTATCTCTAACAAAATTCAACAATCGGCCTGTAATCAATGGGATTGCGAATGTACTAAACTTAGTGCCTGTTGTAGGGTCGTACCGTTCGACTGCTAAAATCAATCCTATTGATGCGATTTGTTCCAATTCTTCGTAAGAAACAGACACTCTTGACGCAATCTTATGTGCAACAAATCGCGCCAAATTGATATTTTGTTCTACCAGTTTATTGCGAATTTCGATAGTTGGATTTTCTTTATAATTACGAAAAGTTACCATTCAACTTCTTTGAATTTGTCCAAAAATTAGAGCGTTTTCACCTCCTAAATCAAACCTCATTGCAGTTGCAATGTTTCTTATGGTTGTAAAGTTAGGCTCGATTCCCAGCGATAGTCCAAGTTTTTCCATTAAGTTATAACGAAGTACAATCATTCCTTTTGACCGTTCTCCGGGTTGAAACCCTAACACATCTACTTTGACTAAAGCTGAACTGGGGCTACCTAATTCACGAGTTGTAGTTTTGATTAACTCCTCTAACTCGGTTAAGTCGGTTTCTATTTCTTCAATTAAATACACGCTTACTTTTTCGGCTTCTTCTAGTTTTGTCAAGATAGTATTGTAAACTTCTATCCCTAGGCAAAGGGCAATTCGCACTCTGTTTGCATTTTTTCTGAGGTCGCGCATTTTTATTGATCCTTGTGAATATGATTGAGGTAAGCTCTTAAATGTCTCAAGCTATAGTTTTACGTTAGCGACTGGCTTGAGCGGTAAAGCTAGTCGCTAACGTAAAATAAAAAATAGGTGATATAAACACCTACCTTCATTAAAGCAGAAATTTTCAAACAAATCGGGACGGGACGCTTTTTATTTCAAGCGCACCTTGAAAAACACAGTTTAATTTTTCCGTCATGTAGGCAAGCTGGCAAGGTTCTATCTGTAGCTGCCCTTCTCTGTGTGCATTTACCTCTCTAAAGTCCGTACCGCACTTAAGACTTGCCTCACAAATTTTAATGTATTCGTTTATTAATCCAGTAAATTCTATGAAGGCGTGAACCTCAACCCTAGTAGCCGCAGTATAAAATTGATTAGAAGCCTCACGCATTTTGACTAAACTTTCTTCTGGGGTCATGGTTGCAAATTATTAGAAACTTTGACTTAGCTGTTAATATCTTAGCAAGATAAACAATATTTGTCAAGACTTTGCTAAACTGGTGACAGTATTTACAATAACTAACTAGCGCTTTATGGGTTCACTTCTCTCCCTTCAATACGTTCCAATCTCTAGTTTTTCAACTTCGGCATCAACATCAAAGTCTTTACTTAATACATCGCCTTTGCGTAACTCTTCTAAGAATGTTTGACGAGTAATCTCACCAGCAGTACGGATTTGTAATAACAATCCGGCTTTCGCTTCACTCATTCCAACTTCAACAATCTTTTTATTGACTTTAATAGTTCCACCTTTGCCTGGTGCATTCATGTACAAGCACCAAGTATCAAACAGTTGTTGTACAATGCTTTCTTTAGCTCTAGCCATTGAGCCTAGACTAGCTTGTGCCGTAGCCGAATCACGCGCAATCTCTGTTGCCGTAGGGGGTGCAGCGTATCCACTTTGAAAAGCAAGTGTTTTTTTCTCAATAGTCATCTCTAGTTTTTCAATGTCAAGTTGTGTATGTCCCAGTGCTGAACCCGATGGTTCAATAAATGAAGCGTTCACATTCCAAAAACAAGTATTCGGCCCTATACGAACTACGGGCGCGGGGGCTTCCTTGTCCGGTCTTTTTGTAGGGTTTAATTCTTGGATAGACAGCACAGCCATATTCCCTTTACGCATCGCTTCATCCTTCTCAGACTGCTTCCGATATAGATTTAAATTCAATTCGGCAATATCGTATAACGGTGGTCTACCAGTAAAAAAGTCTGAGTCTCTCGGTAGCAAGCAATAGGGAATCAACGGTACAAAATCTAGCGTAGTTGTACCTTCTTCGACTAAAATTAAATCAGTCCGCGTCGGCGTTTCTTCTATTTCATATACCTCATAAGCGCCTGGAGTCAACACTCGATAACGAGTCGCCTTTTCACTACCGTATCGTCCAGTTTTTCTAGTAAAGGTTTCCCGAACTGTGGCTTGAGTTACCATCATTTTATTGTTCTTGATTTCAGTATTCCAGTTAATAACATCTCTAGTATCAATTAATAAAAAATAGGGGCGAGTCTTGTGTTTCGATTCAGTATAAGCGTCAGTTATTTCGGTGTTTCGCTTTGGAAAATCAACCATGACAAAGCAGTGGTCGTCTCGCAGACTTTTTATATCTGCTGCCTTCAAGAATACCTCCAGACTGTTACCGCAGAGGTCAACGTTGTCGATACTGGTTTCAATGCTTTCGTGTACATCATCATTCAATAAAAAGCGAGACAAAAATCCGGCACTACTGTCGATAGCATCTGCAAACTTTCTGTCAAAGTAACTTCGAGACAGGCGCTTCGCATACTCTTCTTCAGGTTCAGCCTCTTCTCTGGGTAAATATCTTGCGCCTATACTGATGTCAAGAACCATACTTGACCCAGTTCGGGATGGCTCAATCATATACCATGCCGTTCTACCTTCGTACATATCGGCTACGAATTCCCAGAACGGCAACTGATTTAAGTATTCTTCACTCAAATAAGATGGCAAGTCTGGGTCTTGTTCGATGGCTTGATGCTTGAATTTAAGCGGCATGGTGATTATAATAAAGATTGAAGTCTCTATTATAATCATTTATGCCTCCAGAAATCGAAACTGAAACTACCGGAACCGAAACAACGATTACACATGCAGAGCCTCAAGAGATTCAAAATCTGTTATCTGCACTTGAAAAAGAAAGAACGGGGCGAACTCAGGCAGAAAAAGAACTGAAGGCCCGAACAATCAAAGAGCAAGAACTGCAAGCACAGCTAAGACGAGTTGAAGCTATTGACCCAGACCAATACAAGAAGCTGCAAGAAGCGCAGGCAAGAAGAGACGAAGACGACCTTTTGCGCCGGAAAAAGTTTGATGAAGTAAAACAACAGTACCTGACCGAAGCTGACGCAGCCCGCAAACAAACGATAGACCTGAAGAACCAGTACAACAGTTTGCTGACTAAAACCGCTATTGAGAAAGCTTTTTTTGAGGCGGGTGGGCGTAAGTCTAGCTTTGATTTGTCTGCCCAAGGAACTGAAGACGTAACCCCCGCAGAGGCAATCCTGTCCGTTCTCCGGCATCGAATTAGACTAGAAGAAACTGGTCAAATTGTCTTCCTCAATTCGGTCGGAAATACTGAGATGAACAGCGAAGGAAGGGTAAAATCAATTAGCGAAAAGATGGTTGAGCTTAAGAAAGGCTCAATGGGTGCATTGTTTGAGCCTGAAAATACCAACTCTGGCACGGGTGCAACTCCAACGGTTAGCTCAAACGGAAAACAGGTTAAAGTCTATTCCGTAGAACAAGCTCGAAATGGTCGTGCCAGTATGAATGATATTGCCTCTGGCAAGGCAATTATTACCCGATAATCAAAACTTTTTGCTGAATATCTTACAAGCCGGAAACCGTCCGGCTTTTTTGTTGACTATAAAGTTAGCCCAAGGTTGGCGTGATGCCTTTCTTCTACGAGTGATTCGGAGCGCGGCTGAATACTCCCTCTTCATTTACAAAAAAAGTGGCTAATAATTTAGAAGCAGTAGTCCCTAAAATTCTCGCCCAAGGTATTGTGGCGTTGCGCGAAAACTCAGTCATGGGTGCGCTCGTCAATCGAAATTTTGACACCGACGCAAGGCAACGCGGTTCAACTGTCGATGTTCCAATTCCTTCCAGTATGGGCGATGCGGTAGATGTAATCCCCAATCACATCCCCTACCCCGCTCCAGCAATTTCGCCGACTATGGTGCAAGTAAAGCTTGACCAGTGGAAGAAGGTTGAATTTGCGATGACAGACAAAGACCTTCTTCAAGTGATGGATGGATTTCAAAATTTGCAAGTTCTCGAAGCCGCTCGTAGTTTGGCGAACTCGATTGACTTGTCAATCATGAGATTGTACAAACAGATTCCAGGTATCGCCGGAACCGCTGGACAAATACCTTTTCAACCGGAAGTAGCTGGAACTTATGCCTCACATCGTGGGTTGGGGGCGGCACAAGAAGCAAGAAAAGTTTTGAACCGACAACTTGCTCCAATGGCTGACCGCCGAATTATCTTAGACGTTGATGCTGAGGCAAACGCAACCTCGCTCCCTCAATTTATTTCTGCATCCGACTCTGGTTCTGTTGCAACAATTCAAGAGGGGATGATTAATCGAAAACTTGGCTTTGACTGGTACATGACCCAAAACTCCCTTACTCACGTAACCCAAGCTGCGGGTACGATTGTTACGACGGGCGCAGCCAACACGATTGGGGTGAAAACTTTAACTGTTTCTGGTGCAACAGTCGCACCTGCCGAAGGTGATTTGTTCAAGATTGCAGGCGACCCGAACGGCTACGTTGTAGGGAAGGACGCTACCTTAACAAGTTGGCCAATTTCTCCAGCACTAAAAACTGCTCCCGCTGCGAGTACAGCTATCACGGTTGTAGCTAGTCACGTCGTCAACATGGCTTTCCACCGAGACTCCTTTGCGCTTGCTGTTCGCCCATTGTTAGACATTGACCCAATCGGAAGTCGGATTGAATCTTTTACCGATGACCTGTCGGGAATGACAATGCGGTTGGAGATTTCTCGTGAATACAAGCAGACAAAGTTTTGCTTTGATGTATTGTATGGATGTGCTGTAATTCGTCCAGAGTGTGCCTGTAGAATCTTAGGATAAAATCATGGCTGAACTAATCAAAGTCAAAGATAATCGCCGTCCTGAGTTAGATTTTGTACTAATTGAAACTACGGATTTTGATGAAGCGTTTCACACAAAGATTGAAGAAAAAACAATCCCGATATCTCCCAACCTGCCAACAGAACCTCAGCAACAACTTGTGCTTGAATCCAAGGCAAAGAATAAGCCACTGAAAGAGGTAGAAGGCAATGGCTAACGGAACGATATCAGGCTGGCTTGCCAACAAAATCCAAGACGCATTGCTCGGTGGGATTAATTTTCCACCACCGAGCAAGCATATCGGGTACACGATGACAGCATCGGCTTTAAACGGTTTTGGAACCGAACCTGTTGGCGCTAACTACGCTCGAATTAGCGCTATTCCAACCGTTTGGAGCGTAGCTGTAGATGGTACGGTCACTAATATTGCAGACTTGGAAATGCCAAGAGCGTCCGGGGCGCAAGGAACTCCAGTCGCTTTGACTATTTACGATTCCAGTGTGGGCGGAAACCCGTTGCTTTTTATCCCGATAGACGGGTCTTTAACTATTCAGAATCGAAATAGTTTAATAATCCCTGCTGGTGTTATCACCCATAGATTTAAAGCTACTTCGCACTACAGTCAATACTGGCGAACTGCTATTATGAACTGCCTTTACTTGGGTACACCTTTGCCGCTTGAGCCAATTCTATGGGCGGGGTACACGAGTTCGGCACCAACGGCGACCGCCAGCGGAATCGAACCCGCCGCGGCCGAATACGCTAGGCAAGCACTTAACAATAATAAGACTTCATTTACCTCAGCCGTAAATGGTAGTTTGGGAACCGCTCTAAACTTACAATTTCCAATAAGTGCAAGCGCTCAAGGTAATATTTCTCATGTCGCTTTATTTGGTTCAGAGGATGGTGGACCATATCTTGCTAGCGCCCCTCTTGTTCCAAACGTAAACATGGCTACTAACGCGCAAATGATTCTACAGGCGGGTTCGTTCATTTTTCAACTCAAATAATCGAAAGGGTATTGTTGAAATGCCCTTTTAAATTCTTGATTTATTATCATGCCCCAGTTTTTCCCCGCTGCACCAGCGCTAACCGAAACTGAAACTGTTGAAATATTAGCATCGGGACTGAGGAAGCGTATTTATCCTGACGCTGCAACAGTTTCAGAAACCGAATCTATGGCGACCGAGCTAGGTCTTGAATGGTTTCTATCAAGTCAATGGTTAGGAGAGGTAGGAACGGAGTCAAATGGTAAAGCTACCGCGCTTATCAAACACTTTCCAGCAAGCTTGATTGATACTGAAACCGAAACCGTTTGCAGCAGTCTAGCTATTTGGCCCGAATCGCCAGCACCTACAGCGGCAATTTCTTGTGCTGGGAAAGATTTACATCGGCAGAGTCTAAGACAGGGTAATTCTCATCAAATCAGCTTGGCAATTAACTTTACAGAAATAACCGTTTTGGCCGTTGAATTACTGCAAGTAATTTTTAAAATCAGCCAACCTGGAACAGATGTCGTTATTTTGACTAAAACCAGGTTCGGAGCGCCAGGTGGAATAATAACTGACTTTGTTCAAGATTTGGGAGATGGGAAAATATTACTTTTGGCGGCCTTGCAGTTACGCCCTAATCAAGTTATTTTTTCTGGTACAGAGTCAGAGTTTGATTTTGTGGTAATAGTTGAAAATAGCACAATCGGTCAAAGGGCCAACGTTGCAAGTGGAACCCTTATTTTAGCCAAGGATTAACGATGCTTAAAAATTATTCTCGATTCACAATTAACAATGAAGATGCTGACGGTCAATCGCTAAAAATGGGGAAAGATTATGACTGTCAAATTGTCATCCAAGGCGCAAACCAAACAGGTGCAACGTTAATATTCTTGGCAAAAAGATTGATAACAGACCCTGACTCTGCGGCAGTTCTTACGGTTGCGGGTGACGCAATGACAACTACAATCGGAACAAATTCTTTAAGTGCAACTTTTGTTATAGCTGGTTCTGATACCGAAAGCCTTGAAAGCGGCTTGAGCTTAATTTACGGAATTCAGCGCACAATTGGAACCCAAGACGTTGTAGTAGAAGAGGGTGAACTTAAAATAGAAGCCTCGGTCATTGAATAATGGATTATAGCAAATTGCGAGAACGAATTATCAAAGTGTTGGCAAGCGAATTGGGGTCTATACTTTTGCTAACAATACCTCTGTTCTCGCGATTGCTATCGCTTCAAACAGGCCTTATCCACAGCCCGGAACAAGTATCACGGGATTGGAAGTGGTCATTTACCCTCGCATTTTAACCAATATTAAATTTCTGTTGGGCGGACTATTGCTTGAGCGTGGAAGTAGGCTGGTTGTGAATCAGTGGAATTTAACAAAAGATACAACCTTTGCTCACGATTTATCGGTTGCAAATCTTTGGGAATTGGTACAAAGAATAGGGCCTCAAATCTTGGCTGACGGGTCTATACAAACAGTTGAGAGCCATTTGTGAGGGTTTAGCCAATGGTCGAAACATTAGTAGAGCTTTTAACTTCAATCGTTGTCGCTGAAACAATTTTATGTGTAGGATTGGTTGTACTTATAGTGATTCAATTTGCAACCAGTAGAAAAGATAGAATTGTGACGGGACAGCGAGAAGAAAAATTAAAAGAAAGAATCAAAGACCTTGAGGCGATACTCAGAAAACTCATATTCGATGACAAGCGAACAGTAAAAAGAGTTAGTTTTTTAGAGGAGCAAATGCTGCAAGTCCATAACTGGCTTAGTCGTTTAACTATTTCAGACTTTATGACTGATACGCTTTCTTCAACTACGACGACAACTGAAATAATGGACGAATTAACTCAGCGAGTCTTTTGGGCCGAGTCTGAAGAAAATGAAGACTAAATCAAGCCAACAAATTCAACTCCTGTAAAAGTTAAAAAGAAATGAAGCAGTTATCTTTACCGGATTTTGTAATTACCACTATGACGACAAGCGCTATATTGATATTAATTAGTTATATGTCCTTAGCCTGGACAAATAGAACAATTCCAACGGACTTAATCGCGTTGCTTGGTAGCTTTGGCGGGGGAAGTGTTGTATCTAGTGTATTCAAGACGACAGGCCTCAAACAAGAGTCAAAGGTAAAACTATCAACCGTTGATTATGCTTTGATGGGCTTAGCCCTTGCTATGGTAACTGCGGTTGTCAACTACAACTTGCTAATATGGGCAAACCGCGAAATCCCCCCTCAGATGATAGTTGCAATTAATACTATGGTGACAACAATAGTATCTGGAACAACTTTTAGACATTCTAACACCGTAATAAATAACTCATTAGAAGACATTGACAACAATAATTAGAATCGTAAAATTTTACAGATTTAATTCTGAAGAACGTGCCAGAATATCAAGTTTCTCAAGTATTGGAAAATGCTGAAGCCGACCTAGTAAGAACTCTCTATATCATTAAAATAATTAAACTACGAATTCATAAAAAAGTTCAATTACCGTGAGGAATTTATGACTACTAAAAAGCTGTTAAATGTTGACCACTTTGACCAAAATGATAACGATTCTAACTTGTTTGGGTCAGGTTCGAGACAGTGCAACATGACATCGAATGCGATGGCTGCAAATTACATTTTGAAGCATCACGGATTAGAGTCATTGACTGATGCGGCGAAACGTTTAGGCTACAGCGAGGGAGAGTCCTATTATGGGAGGATTTTAAACACTTTTGGCGACACTATCGACCATACAGCGAATACAAAAACACTTGCAGAACTAGGACTGGAATCATACTTCAGCACGTCGCTAAATATTGACCATGTAATCGCCTCCATTGACGCAGATATGCCTATGCCAGCGGGGCTTATTTACAAAAGTTCAGGGCACATTGTTTGCATAGTTGGGTACGACAAAGAGGCTAAGCGAATCATTATAAATGACCCATACGGTGTCCGCGAAGGCGCTCAGGACTTCTATCGGAGCATTGGTGGCTATACTGGTAAGAATGACCGCTACAGCTTTGACTTGATGCGTCAACTTTGGGCTAATCCGAGCGATGGCTGGGGACGGGTGTTTACTCGCGTCAACGGCAAACCTACAGGACTTTAAACCTGTACGCCAAAAACCCGCAACTGACTAGCTAGTTGCGGGTTTTGTTTTACCTTCAGGCTAGGGAGTGTCAATGTAATTGTTTGACAGATGGTGCAAATTTCAAGTCAGCCCAAGAAAGCTGTTTGCTATTGGGAGTATCTTTGTTTAACATTGTTTTAACTTTATTGAGTTCGCCAAGACCTCCTTCCTTTACGGATTCAACAGCCTTGGTCAACTGGTTCTTTTCATGACTGCTCGCAACCGCTTCCTTCATAGAGCGGGAATTAGCATCAAAGCATTTTTCCAGGCTGTTGAATACACCTTTGCGGCGCGTCTTTAAATGTGTTTTATTTGTTTCGCTGAGGAGGCTTGCTATCAAGTGAAAATGCGTTTCATCTTCTTTGCATATTTCAGACAAGACATTCCATTCTTCTCTACCCAAAGCGTTTCGTTCATCTGTACAAGAAATGTCTACAAACGACTCTCCTGTAGCCTGTTCGTAGATTATAGGCAGGCTGTCGTCAAATTCGTGTTTCTCTTCTCGCCAAATGCGGCGGATTTCGCTAAGTTCTTCTGGGGTGATTAAGGTGATGTCGCGCATTTCTTCTGGTGCGGTTTTGCGTATTTGAGTTTGCGCTTCTAAGACTCGTCTCAGCCAGTACTCTCTCCAAAATTTGATGTAGGGTCCTGGAACAGGCTTAAGCATAGTAGAATTATCTTCTTCCCTCGCATTGTAAAATTTAGTGTAAAACCTTACTTTTCCTGAGTTGCCTTTCCAGTCTCTTTTGTCATGGTCAGCGTGTTTTCCTTCGTCATCACGAACATCTAACTCATTGCGAATATCAAGTAGAACCTGCATCCATTCTTTGTCTTCATCGTTTTGAATCATTGCTTCTGTAGACTTGTCTTTGGATACAAGAGTACAAGTCCAACATCCGAAACGAGAACTTCCGCAACTAGGAGTAGAAGCATCAACAACTAAAGGGCATTCGTTATCCGCTGTTGCGCCTCGATATATTGCAAACAAATCTTTGTTGTCACATCCCCAAGGATTTTCGCACTGCATTAAATAAAGCCAGACTTCATCCGTGCGCCAACTCCGAATTGGGCTGTAAGTAAGTGAACCAACGTGCAGTTGATTTTTATTTAACCTTTCACTTACTTTAAACTCACGTTGTTTTTCCATACTCGCAGCTCGCGTCGCACTTTCAGTTTCTCGAACACCAAGAGCAAGTATCATTTGACCTTCGATTGTAACTACTTCGTTGATAAATTTTTCAGCAGGTCTAATTTTAAGCTTGTCAGTACACCAACGGAACCCTTGCCGTGGTGCGGCGTAACCCTTCCCAATCAAACAAACCCAAAAAGAATTCTTTATTTCAGGGGTTGTCATTTTGGTTACAATAGGTATATTTTGCTCTTTTGCTGCCGCATCTATCAACTTCAAAGCATTCCTAACACGGGCGGAAATAATTGGATTTTCAACCAAGGTGTCATTAGTAATCACATAAAGAGGGTATTTGCGCTGTTCTGAAGGTAGTCGCTTGATAGCGTTCCATATAAGTTGAAGCACGGTTGTACTATCTTTGCCTCCACTCCATCCAACAACAAATGGATTTCCCTGTAAATACAATTCTTGTATTTCGGAGGAAAGAATATCAATTTCTGCAATTAATTCTGGAACTGTTCGAGGTGTTAATGTCATCTTGGTTGCGTTGAGTATGTGTTAACAAGCTGGAGGACTGAAGTCCCCCAGCTTGTGTGGATCAAATCGGTTGAAATTGAACGGGGTAATTAAGCGTTACGGTCGTCAATCTCGTCAATATCAATGCCGTTGCATTCAAGCTGCTGTTCGAGGTTAAAGCCTTCCCAGTTTCCTGTTAGTTCGTCGCCTGATTTTAGGGCTTCAACACCCCAACCGTCTCCAACTGTCCAGAAGAGTCCAGCTTTGTCTTGACCCCAGCGGAGATGCCAGCCTTTAGCGTCGCAACGGTTAGCGATAACTTTGCCAAGTTTTATTCCAATTTCCTCTAACTCTTGAATGATTACTTGTAGCTGCTTGTGTTGAACGGGTCTATCTGAAAAACAAACAGAGTCAACAGCTTTGTTAACGTTGTCGGAAAGACTTAATTCGGTTTTGACGATTCGCGGAGTTTTGACTTCAGCTTGTGCCACCCTTTCGTCTTCCATGAACTTGAATTTAACGTCAATTGCCGCTTTAAATGCAGCAATTTCTTTTAATTTAAACTCATTAGATAGTCCGACTAGACACAACCTGTCAACAGCCTTATCAATCGCTGCCAATGCAGCGTCGCAGGTGGGTTTAACTGATGCTAGCAGTTCCCGACGGTCTTGCGCTTCCGCGAGCTTGGATTGCAACTCGGCAATCTCTGCGTCAATCCGGGCAAGTTTAGCTTGAGTGTTCATTTGGTTTTATTTGGTTTTCATGGTTCAGTTTGGTGTGTGTCGGGCAGTGGTTTGCTTCCCAACTGTTATCAGTATAGGCTACCCGACTAGAATTGTCAAGCGTTTTACAAAAGTATTTTTCCGACACGCTCAGGGCGTATGCGGTGCAACGGCTTCAGCGGATGAACGGCTAATCATCGTTCCGTTCACCATAATAGTCTTCATCAAAAATTGTCCTATCTTGCGCTCGTGCAATGTCCGCCCGTCGTGCATCATGTGCCAGTATCGCGTCCCGTGCTTTGTCTTCCTCTACATCAACGCTCAACTCCCCAAAGTCTAGGGCTAATGAATAAGCGCCTTCTACGGTCTTCTTTTTTGACTTTTTGGGTGCATTCTTCTTATCCTTAGCACGTTTTTCGGCTAGCAATTTTTTTTCTGCTTGTAACCGTGCTACCAATTCCGCCCTTTTTTGGGCCTCCGTTTCTTGCTTTTGTATCAACTTCCAATGTTCACCGACTGAACATTTGCGAGTACGCTCTATTGCTGGAGTATTGACAAAGCAGTTATCGCACCAAGCGTCAAGTCGAGTTGGCGGGATATTTTGATACAGTTTAGAAAAGATTCCACATTTGCTACACCGTTTAATTTGTACCTTGCTGGCTAGCTGCAACTGCCAGTTAATTTCTTTGATGTCTTCAGGTTGTGGTGAGTCGCTACTAGATAGTTGCAACTGCTGGCTAATCTCAATTTCGGATTGCGGCGAGTTGCTATTAGGGAGTAATTGCATGATATTGAAGGAAGTGGTAAATATTATCATTATAAACGATACCGTTAATCTTGTCAAGATATTCCTATATATTGCCACTTGTCAGCACTAAGCCAATAAAAAACCCGCTTTCGCAGGCTTAGGACAAAAACCACTTCAAATAAAAATCACACACTAAAACCGCTACTCACTGCACGCAATTGCTGTAAATGTATCGATTGATTTAATCATAACAGGTTAATTAGAATACGTCAAGTAGTCCTATTTAAGCTATTTCCAAACTGACTTAACTATGGTAAAATTAACTTGTGTTGAGCAGTTGCACCGTGTCTTTGCCCGTAGCTAGCGCTTTGAAGCCACTCAACACATCAAAAAGCAACCCGCGGCCAAACGAATTGCTCTTTGTGTTGAATTGTTTCTTGTTTCAATTCCTGAAATCAATCGCCTTGACTCTAATTGCTGCGAAGCAAGTTTGAGTAACCAGGACTTAACTGATAGAAGTAATTCTATCAGACAACAACATCTCTTGTCAATCATTTGACGAATTTATTCGGTCATAACAACCATGATTCAATCTAATTCAGACAATCAACTTCACGTAGTCCCCACCGAAAAGAAGCCAGTCTTTTATAAGCTCGACAATAAAGAATGGTTGTCAGTCGCCAAAAAACTTACACACGGTGAATTACTTGTACTGTATCATTTACGAACACTGGAACCTTTCGGGGAGCGGTCAACAAGCAGCACAACAAAAGCAGTAGCGGTAGCAGTAGGTATATCTCAACGGTCTGTACAACGAGCACTTATCAAGCTTGCGGCGCTTAAATTGATAGACCTGCGATTCCAGAAATTTGATTTCAGCCTAAGAACCAAATTTACAAATGATGACGAACCAGAAGATGAGGACAGCGAAGAAGCGACAGCGCTGTCGCCTGATAACTACAGCGATACAGACGCGACAGCGCTGTCGTCATCGCGACAGCGCTGTCGTCAACTCGTCAGGGCTGTCCGATTCGTCGTCTGAAACGTATACTGCAAGAGACTTCTCCCCCTCTAAGACTAATAAGACTAATCAGACTCTCTCAGAAGCAACACGAGAGAGAAATTTGATTCTTTGGAAAAAGCTTGACGAAGAAACCAAGAACCAGGGCAGGTATTACGCGCACCAAGTAGCACTACAGAGACTTCCAACCAAGCCTACGCTACCGGAAGCATGGATCAACTGTCACTGTGAAGAACTCTTTAACCAGATGATGTACGATGTTCAATTTCAAAAGCAATGGGGCGAACGTTCCGCGAATTCTCCAATGGTAGAAAATGAGCAAGTCATAGATTGGTAGCGACAGACTCGCGCTCAAGCTACTGCCAGTAACGGATAGGTAGTTTGAGATCTGTCTACCGTGGTACAATTAAATGTCTCTCGCGAGTTGGTGTTGAAAGCACCGAAACTCCAGAGACTTTAACCTAAGACAGAGGTCACTCATGGATTTTAACATTCAATTGGCAAAGTCATTCCTAGAATCTACTGAAGAGTTTCCGGTAGGTTTGGATCAGGCGTGGGTCTGGCTCGGTTACTCGACCAAACAAAAGGCGTTAAGCACACTAAAATCTTACTTTCAAGAGGGCGTGGATTACATCTTTAAGATGAGCGACCCTAACAGCCAGGATGAAATAACCAACAGGTTAAAAAGGCTCCTGCTAGACGTTCTAGCCATTTTTACTGCTTAACGGCTACCTGCTTAAGAGAGTTTACAAAAGGAACAAGCATGAGCAATCTTTGGCAAAAGTATCGAGGCTGTATTATTAATGTTCGAGAGATATACGAAACAACCGAAGAAAGGCTTGCTAGGGGTGATTACCAATCAAGAGTCATTGGTAGCTCTTTTCATCTTTGGTTGCCCGTGGAAGGGGGACGCAAACGACGAATGAAAAACGAATCAGAGGAATATCCGAATGTGGGCATTGCTTTTGATATGGCGCAGGGTATAATTGATGCAATTGTGGATAATTTGGACTGAATTATGGCTAACGCCTGGCACGATTACAGGGGCTTCAAGATAACAACGAATAAAACCTTTGAAGAGGCGCGAGACAGAATTGCTAGGGGTTCAACTGAGCCAGTAGTTATTGGGCATTATTTCTATGTTTGGCATCGTTGTAATCCTGAACAGGGTTTTAATGGGTTTTGCCGAATACGAGACTTGCCCAGTGTAGATTATCCTACTGGATCCGAGGCGGTGATTAAGGCACAAGAGGCTATTGACGAGATTTTGAAGTACAATTAATTTTGTATCCATTTACTCAGACTGGGGAAATCAGCTTTATTTTTGAGCATTCCACCGTGATACAACGAAGCTATCCCAGCATGGTAACAATTACCAGTTGTCGCACTCATTGATAGGCTATCATGCAATTCTTCACCTGTCGAACTACCTGGATTGTCAAACCCTATTTCAAACGGTAGGAAGTCATCGACCCCAGCGGCTTGTGCTGCTACAAAACTCCATGCAATTGCAGCCTGCTCGTCTCCATGTATTAAGGCATTCCAGTTCTGCAACTTCAACCCCTTCCCTGTCGTAGCATCACATTTACTTTCTACAAGTTTAATCAGTTTAGGGGATTGCTTCCAGTCAAGATTTTCACTGAGGTGCGGACGCAGCCAACTAGGGGTTACTGCAAGATGCCCTAAATCGTGCAACAAGTTACCGGGGTGCGTCTGATTGTTTATTACGGCAATTCCTTTTATTATCCATAGGTTCGGGAGAAAAGAAAGATTATAAATTTCGGAAATATCTTTCTTCGTAATATTGGAAATTTCCCGGTCTGTAATTTTTAAAATAACTAATCCAATCGATTCCGCCCAGGTTGCGATTTTTTCGCAATCTTTTTGCCATGCTGACATAGTTTTGATTTTGACTTTGATATGATTTTCTTGCGGTTCTATTCAGCCGTACCGCAGGTTGGCGCTGATTGCTACATATCGATTTGCGGCTGTAGTAACTTCACTCTAGCTAGTCCAGTCCTGAGTGCCATAGCTTCGCTGCGTTCATTTCTTGCTAAAAATCCAGCGCTGGATTTCTGAATACAAAGCCATTTACCTTGACTTTCTTCAATCGCGTACAGGCCCGCTTTTGCGGATTCGATTCTGAGTTGTTCGACTGATTTCATAATTTAAATTGAGTAGCTAGGTTGCTGTTTCGCGTGTATTATGCGCGACCCGGTTGCATTACTTGTCAAATTGGGTGTATTTCTTTTGAGTGAAGCAGGCCCTATCGTCATCGTTGTCTGAGTCTCGGTATTCCCAACCGTCAGGAATAGCTTTAGCCCCAAGCTTTGACCAGCCCGTAGGTCTGTAACAGTCGGGGTGTGACCTTCCAATCTCGTCTTGTACGTGGTAGTCTGAGTTTACCCCGCTAATCCAGCGCTTGTGCAAATAGAATCGAATCTTTTTGCCGCAAAATTCACATTTGCAAGTTTCGCTGATTGATGCGCTTTCGGTTTCGACAAAATTGAGAGGGATTTCGTGTTTTTTCATGTGGCGAATTAACGGGAGGATTGCTCCTCCCTGTGATGCGTTATTTAACTTTCTTTGCGCGAGGTTTAGACTTGGTAACCTTGGCTTGAGTCACTTTTTCTATCAATTCAAGGTCTTTTTGAGAATGGCACGTTTTGGTTCGTGGGTCACTCTTCTTCCAAACACCTCTCGCTAAATCGGCGGGAGTAAGAAACAGTTCGCACTGATAGTGTACAAATCCATTTTGTCTAAAAACTTCCAAGACCTTCCACGTCATCGGTGTTTTATAGAAAGACCGATTTGTGTCTGTCACTAAGTCGCCAACTGCATACTCAGTTTTCTCTTTGCCGACAGGAGGAGAAGGGATTGCGATGAAAGGAGCCGAGAACTGAATATATGCGCTATTACTCTCGCCGAGTTTGTGAATCAAGTTTTCTTCATGCTGGAACAAGTCGAGGTCAGCGGGGCTGCGTTTTTTCATTTGCTGCTGCGGTGTGGTTAGTGTGTGCTAGATGGGCGTTATTCGTTACGCCCTTTACCTTTTTGATTGTTACTGTTCTGCTGTAAACCCATCCTGAGCATATTCAGGGTATTTAGTAGCCATCAACTGCTTAGCGTGTACCACAGAAATAGCTTCGACATAGTGGCCATTTCTTTCGGAATAGTCAGAATATCCGTCACAACTAGGTGAGCGATATAGCGCATTGATAGTACAGCGGAACTGCTTAGTACAAGAACAAACTTGACTAACTAATTCGGAGAGCGTCTTACTCGATAAACGGACGACCGCTGAAGCTATGTAGCCTACTCCAGTTGGTTTGACGACTATGTAACTATTACTTTTGTGAGAAATTGGCAGGCCGTTAATTGTGATATTCATTTGCTTGCTTCGGTTTAGTGACTTATGTAAACTACTATAGGCTACCCGCAAAAGTTTGTCAAGCACTTTCTAAAAGTATTTTTTTGGCACAACTGAAACGTATACGGCGTAAGCGCTTTGGTTGTTGTGGCGACAAGGTAGCCGACGCTTGCACAGGCTGCATATAATACACACGAGCGGGTGCGCTCAATTCTGCTATAACAAGGCTAGCAAAACAAAAGCCACCCACAGCGGTTTGGACTGTGAGTGGCTTTTGTTGATTTCCTGTTTGTTCAAGCTAAGGTTCATCAGGAATTGCCGCAAACCTGGCGAGATGCAATGCCAAGTCTTCCGTCATTTTATCTGCAATAATCCTAGTTTGTTCTCCGCGACTTTGATGAATTTCTCTTAGTGCAGTTTCTAGGTTTTTGCCTTTAAAGAATACGGTAACTAATTGATTGGCAATATACTCTTGTCGCGGTTTTCGGAGTTGGCTGAGGCTTCGGTGGGATAGTATCAGCTTTTTTAAGTCTGTCTTTATTTCTTCCATTTTTGCACCTTAAGGACAAAGCTTCAACCCGTTCGCAATCACCGGGTTCAAGCTTTTATACAATCGTGGGCTACTTGGATCAGGTTTGTGGATTGACTCGACAGACTGAGAGAAACCTGAGCT